ATCGCGCATTTACTATTGCTTTCTGCTTGATTGTTTGATAGCATGAATCATCGAACAAGGAGTTAAGATGACACCACAAGAACGAAAAACTGCGCTGCGTGAAATTGTATTGGCAGGTCGGAAAGTAGGCATTCCGATGAAAGAGATGGGCAGGCTATTGGGGCTTGAATACGGATATTTCCGCAGTTTGGTAGCACCAAATTCTGCTTATTTCCCAATGGCTGAGACAGTTATTAGAGCTAAAGAAGAAATCAACGCAGAGATCGAGAAGATTGAAAAACGTATTGGCGTGCAAGAGGCTAAAAAATATTGGCAAAGCGCCTCTCCAAATAGTCTGCACAACAGCATTGCAACTATTGGAGGCAGAAAATATGCTCTTAAGGAAATTGAGGAATGACACTTAAACGTGAAGAATATTTACGCAAAAGGAGTTATGCCGTGAATAGCACAATCAAATATAACGGTGATATTGGTAACCGCATTCCTCCTGCTTATGTTAAGCCTAGAGCGTGGAAAGTACTAAAGACCAATGGTGCTATTTCCATGGTTCAAGCAACAAATTATAAGTATGCAGTTGGAATTGGCATTAGGACTGGTGATGAATTTCCACGAACCGGTGTTTCATTCTTTCCTGATTTTTCTAGCGCGTTGAAAGAATATGAGCGCCTTACAGCGAATGTCGATATTTGAGCTACGCTCATATTTGAAACGAGCAGCACGAACTAGAGGATATTGGTCGGCTGCAAGAGAAGCGCATAATGCTGGCATATCATTCCCAGTTACCACATATTGTTTACTTGGGGAGTTTCGATCATGAGAAAGCCCAATGATAAATGTGAAGGTCAAAAATGCAGCATTCGGGATAAGTGCGGGAGGCATGAGCTTAGCGGTACACGTATCATGGCTGATTACAGTCAATGTCAAGAATTCAAGATTGCAGCGCCTAGTGCCTGTCCTATGTTCTTTGTGCCAAGGATTAAGCCATGCTCATCTACAGAAGAGATATTGGGCCTTTCCGGTTATTTGTCATCAATAAAGACGCCATAGAAGGCGAAATTGCTAGTGTTATTATGCATGGGAACAATGCATTACAAGGCAGCTGGACGGAAGACTTTACAGATAGTTTTAAGCGGTTTGTAAATTGCGAAGAAGTTCTAGATTTTATTTTGTTTCATGCAGATACTAGAACGTCATGGGAATGATATAGCCAAAGGATAATATTAATTGCAATGAGTAAAACATACCGAGAAGAATACAACATAGTCAAAGCTAAGCGCCGTGGCATTGTTGATCAGAAAGAAAAAGATAACGGGCGTAAAAAACGCAAAGAACGACCATATCATGTACGGTCTAGCCGCGATGAAATTGATGCGATTTTAGGCAATGAATTAGGCAGAACTTGGCACAAAGCGCAAACGAAGGAAGATGCAGAACGATGGATTGCTAAGATGAAACGCAGCCATTACGCAACCTATAAAAACAGCCGGCAATGGTGGATTACCGGCCCTGAATCGCATCAAGATGCAGAAGAAGATTCTTCTTCGTAATATTTGTTTACATATTCTCTAAATGCTTCCATTAGCAATGCCCAAGTATCTAGTCCGTCAGGAGTTTGAATAAACTCAGGAAGACAATGAAGATTTTCAATGAAAAATTCAGCGTCTTCTGGTGGCAGGTTATCTGATATATCGTTGTTCTTATTTATTGTTTCCCTGATGAATCCAATACTAGAAATTGGCATGCCAAGCGCTTGTTTGAGGTGTTGAATATTGACTAATAGTGGGCTTTGCATTTATGGCTCCAAAAAACGGGGCCGAAGCCCCGTCAGGATTAACGACTTACGTTAGTTTGTGGATTTGCCTGTGTGCCACTGGCAACCATCGTACCAAGGTTAACAATATCTTGGTTAGCACGATTAAATTGGCCAACGAGACCGTGGCATAGTTGCGCCAACCCTGAAAGCTGGGTCTGAAGCTGAACCTGAGCTTGTTGTTGGTTGACTTGTTGGGTCACATTAATTTCAATTTCGCGGCTTCGGCGTACATGGCGTTCTTCTGCCAGTTCTGCTTCTGCCACTGCAAGTTGACGCTGCAAGTTCGCATCATTGATCGATTGAATCAAAGCGCGCGTTTTGTCGCCGTCATTCCCAATGGCGATTTGAGTTTGCAGGCCAGTTGTTAAAACAGACTGGTTTACATTGTTTACCTGATTTGACAGCAGTGCCGTGGCGTTTTGAATAGAGTCTTTGGTGTTAGAAACGGCCTGTAGCGTTGCCAACTCAGATTGATTGATGAGATTGGTAAGTGCATTTGTTTGGGTACAAATGGAGTTTTCAGTCTGAGCTGCTGCAAGAGGGACTGCGCCCTCAATGCTGCCGAGCTTTGACAGCACGAGGTCACTGGTGATTTGATTAACCGCCGAACCATTGCCATCACAGCCTCCGCCGAAAAGACCACCGCCACCACGTCCAAGGCCGGCCAAAAGCAACAGCGGCCATAGACTATTCATGCCGTTATTAAAACCACCACCAGCCATTGCTGCAAACAAAGGAGCCATAGAAGTATTGTCCGTCTCGTTTCGGTTGCCTAAAGCAGCAATCAAAGCTGCGCTATTATCTTGGTTGCGATTACCAAGAGCAGCAATCAAAGCAGCAGCACCTAGACCGCCACCACCGCCACCGCCATCACCAAGATTGATATTTACTTTGTCAGATACGTTGCCCAAATCCATTTTGCTTCCTTTCTCGCTTGGTTGTTGACCTTCGCAAATGTGATATTTCAAATCTTCAAATCTTCGTTGCGATGCCGTTTCATGTGCAGCTAAAGCGCCAAAATGTGCCATATCACGGTAAAAATCTGATTTCGTGAGCGTGTCACTTTTTTGCTGGCTGCTGCCTTGCCCTTCGCCGCCGCTACCTTGCTGTTGTCGATTCATAGACCATTGCGGGTTAAATCCGTGCATCCAATAAGGCGATGGAGGTGATTGCCACATTGGCCCTTGACTACCGCCTTGGTCTCCGCCTTGGCCGCCTCTTTGGCCACTTTCTCGACCTTGGCTTTCATCCCCTCCGCTATTCTCATTCCCCTCGTAAGAGCGGAAACTGCCTTGGGATTGTTTATTACCTCCGCCGCTTTCTCCGCCGCCGTAATGCATATATGGCGGGTAAGCGCTGAAATGGCGTGGCCCACGAGGTTGGTCTTGAGGATCAAGATATTCAGGCATCAAATATGATGGGGCTGGATACCATGGTCGCTCTCTTATGTATCTTGCTCGTTCACGATACGGCACAAAACCGAAACGAAATTCTCGGCCGTCATGCCTGTGGTAGTCTCCGCCATCATATTCACCCTGTCTGTCGTAAGAGTCTCCGTCGCCATATTCCGACCTATTGTCATTGCGATATTCTGACCTTTCGTATTCAGAGCTTTCACCACGCCCATATCTGCCATCGCCATATTCAGAACGTGAGCCATATCTATTCCTTTCCCATCGTGGCCCAGACGGATTTGGCGGAGCGTTTGGCGGTACGGCGTTAGTACCGTCGTAGTTTTCAGCCATAACTATTCCTTTTAACAAGTAAAATTAACAATCTATCTCCTAGATGCAGTTATGATCCTCCGTGCAAATGTCATTAGGCCCGATGACAGCATGCCCCAGAAGATGTAATGCATGAGGATGGAGACGTAAGACATGAACAAGAACAGAAAGCAGTTCAGATTTCAGGCCGAACCAATGACGACACTTAGCGTAAGATTGCCGAAAGTGTTAGAGAAAGGAGCAGAAAAGATTGGCGATGGGAATAAAGGAGAAGGAGTGCGAATAGCACTACAAATAGTAATAGCTAATTCTTACTTATTGGAGAAAAGAAAATGAATCTAAATAAAGAGCAAAAGGCCAAAATAAATAAATATTTGTCAGAAAATAGGCCATTAGAGGATCAAAGAACATTCTTCCATTATGAATGCTTTGATAAAACATGGGGCGAATGCATAGATATTATTCTAATGCACACGGCTTCACTTGAAGCAAAAGTCCGAAAATTAGAAGAAGAAATTCGGTCTTTAAAGCAGTTGCCTGAATGATTTATTTTGGCTGGTTAGCCCAATACCAAGCTTGCCAGCCTATTACTTGGTCTCGCCATTGCTGGCAGGTGGCGTAGTTACTGGTAACAGTTGAAATGGCGGAAGCGTCGTCAACTGTTGCGGAGGAATCAATAGGCTTGGCGCTGGCCTCGGCATCGTTATTTGCGGCGGCATCGTGGAGCATGCGCCAACTAGCAGGCAGCTCAATACGCTCAGGATTGACTTGTACATAGCGGACAACCTCTTTGGCTATTTGCTTGGTTACAGTAACTGTTTTAGCTTCTCGCTGACCTTGTTCTAGACCGGCTTTATAAGATGCGTCTTCTGCAACCTTCTGCGCATCTATCTGTGCTTGTAGCGCCTTAGTTTGCTTGGCTTGCTCAATAGTACTGCTAGTCTTAAATCCAGCACCAAACGCGCCAACCAAAATTATCAGGATAGCGAAGAGTCGCCAATTAGCTAGAAGAAATGGCATTCTTAGCCTCGTTAACTTTTCCATTAACATAGCTGTATCCGCCAAGCCCAGCCAATGGCACAGCAACAGCGCCAATAGCCATTGCAGCATCACGGCCTAATAGTTGGGCTACGCAAAGAATGATCAGGCCAGCAGACATGCTTGCTGTGGCAAGTAGCATTGCTAGTCGTCTGGATGAGTATCTTCCGCTTCTTCCATCTTGCAGACTTTCACATAGCCAGTTCATGGGTTGCACACCTCTATCCAAATCTCATCAGCCTTGGTAATTTTATCGTACAACGCATTGAAAGCATCACGACTTCGACCAACGCCATCTGGACGAAGATCATAGCCGGGGAGAATGCAGCCTTCTGTGTCTGCTGCGGTGTTGCCGGGATGAATGCGGATGCCTGCGAAGCCTGGGACATTTACCAGCAATGGCAACAATCGGCCAAAGCGATTACTTTCCGTTATGATGATTTTGTAGCGGCCAGCAGGGATAGCTGTTTTTCCTGCGATCTTTTCGCCTTCTCTAATTTCATCCTCACAAGTGAAGCAGAAGAATGTTCCATCTATAGATAGACGACCAATGGTAGTGCCATTTCTGCTTGGGCTACGCTGAAGCAGTAGATTCATTGCTTACCTTTCGATTGCTTGATTTCTTCATCTAGACGACGAGTTTCAAATTGAAGCTCCATGACTTTCTTTGGAAGCTCCATGATCGGCTCGATTTGTGTTCTGTTGATCCAGTTCATCACAACTACTAGCATGCCAATGATTGCCCCAACGCCGACCGTTATTCCATGTACTTTAGCAATTTTCCTGCCAACTTCTATTTCTACCTGCTTAAGAAGCTTGATTTCGTTTTCCAGCTCTGACATCTGGCTAGATTGCCTTTGTAGTGCACCATCTTGCTCTTTGCTCTTGTACTCAACGATAACCACGCGTTCGGCTATGCGCTCTACAGTGCTAAGAATTCTCTCATTTTGCCCCGCCGCCGCATCAGTTTTCTGATGCAAGGACTTGATAGACGCTTCCAAAATGGCAAACTGCACGTCTATACTTGGCTTGTATGAGATTTCCTCTTCATTTGGGGCTGACATGAAAACCCTTGCTGTTTTCGCACTTGCATTATCGGTACTATTTGTAGCTGGCGCTTGGCTAGACTTTGATCGAGACAAAGCGTTTGAAGCTTGGAAGCAAAGCCATCATTGTGTTGTATCTTCAAACAATCGCATCAGTTGTGATATAGGCGAGTTTGACAACACAGCGCCAGACTAATCGAACATGCTAAGCAAACCTCGTTTAGCTTTTGCACCTAGATTCTCTATGCCTTGTGCCATTCCTTCTCCTGTGCCAATCAGTCCCTGTTGAATCTGATCAAGAGAAGGAGCGGAGCGAGATGTGCCTATCATAGACTTAAAAACCTGATAACCAGGGACAGCAACCCCGTAAACAGGCGCTAGCAAAGGGTTGTTTGCCACTTGTTCACGCGCATAAGCACGATGCTCATAAGGGGCAATCAAAGCCTGAGAACGTGGGTCTTGTAGCGCTCTTTCAAGCCGCATAGAATAAAGATCATCCCAGCTCATTCCGGCTAATTGTTTTGGGTCTGGTATTTTCATTTTGATCCTATGCGCTTAAGGCGTTTATGACTATTTTTCTAACTATGCTGCTCAAGCCATTTATTGCTTTGTTGCTTCTACTGCCTGGCAGAATGCTTGCAAATTTTATTAAACTAAAGATGAAACCATCCTTAATAAAACGAATTTTGATCATGTCATGGTAATTATTGGAAAGCGCCCAGCAGGCCTTGTGTTGCACCTAACTGTGCAACGCCTCTTGTTGCATTGCCAAGCAACCCTGCCGGCTTAGGCTGAGCCAGCTCCATGAGCGTAGCGGCTTTTTTAGGATCAAGCATTGCTTGAGCCAATAGGTCTTTTAGCTGCTGGTCTACGTCCTGATAAACGAACTTTGCACCCCTAGATATGCCTGGCAAGCCCAACAAAGCATTAGCAAGTTTTGGCATTCCTGATTGCTCAGCAATATTTTGCATTGCAAGATTCTGAAACGTATTTGAACCAACTCCGCGACCAAGATTTTGTGCATTGGCTTTGCGTGCCAAGTCTTGAGCAACAGCATTAATGCTTTTTATTTGCTCAGGTGTCATTATTGACTCTAGGTCGGCACTTTTCATGCCGGTAGCTTTGCGAACCAACGGCCCTACATCACGCAATGCTTTAGCATAGCTAGCCCCGGTTTCAGAAGCCAAAGCACCATAATCTGACAAAGCAGGCGCTACTTTATTAAGCAATTCTTGGCCAATTTGCATCTGATTAATTGGCTTGGATAAGTCTGCATATTTACTCATCGCTTGGGCGTATTCAGGGATTTCTTTTCCTGTGTGGCTTAACAAAGCTTCTTTCACGCCAAGCATAGCACGCTTTTCTGCACCGCCTACGCCTTGCTGTCCAGCGCCACCAATGATATCGTCAAGCGCCATTTTGATGTAATGAGCAGTATTTCCTGTAATATCGCCTGCATCATTTGTTAGCGGAACGCCTTCCATTTTTGCTAGTTGCCCAGCTCTTTCCATCACGCCACTTGGGAGACGATTGATAATTGACTGAAATTCTTCAGTTGACGGGATAGTTTTGCTTTTTGCTGCGGCATATAGCGGAGACGTTGCGGCCTCTCTGGCCGATTTAGCCGACTGAATGGCAAGATCATCTTGCGCGATACTACGAATGGCAGATTGCCTTGCAGCTGCTTGCTCCATAGCCCTTTGTGTAAAAGCTTCAGGGTTAGCTTGTGCTGCCATTCTTTCTAGGCCAGCCAACCCACCAGATTGAGCAACCTGGGCCACAGTAGGCATGCTGCCAGGGACAAGTTCGTTAGCAGCACGTAGATTCTGAATAGTGCCTTGTGGGGCAACTCTATTTAAGAGCGAACCAACGATTTTTTGCTTTCCAGAGCTAAGCAAAGGGGACAAAGCCGAACCAAGCGTTTTAGCTCCACCAATTGCAAGAGGCACAGCGGCACCTCCTAACCCACCTAATGCTATATTCTGTAGACGTGATTCATCAGAGGCGACAGGAGCTAGCGCGCCAGTTATCGCTCCAATAGCAGCGGCCCCCCCAGCAGTGTTTGCGCCGGGTATAAACATTGTAGGAGCTGCACCAGCAATTGCGCCACCAATATTACCAGCCAAGCCAGCTTTAGTTTGCAGCAATGGCTTAGCCAACATTTTTCTGGTATCTATATCCTCTTGGATTTCTTGGGCCGGCCTGGCTTGTTTACTTAGCGTATTAGCCACCATGCCAATTGGGCCAAGCAATGCCATTGCATTACCAACTCTATCCCGTAAACCTGCCCCCGCTTGTTCAATACCAAGGCCAATATCGCCTAAGCCTTTCCCTGCACCAATGAGCGCATTTTTCCATGCTGGCGTCTGTGCTACTTCTTGAGAAATAAGATTTTGCTGTGTTTCTTGTTTTGGCGGCTGTTTTATCATGAATTGCTTACCGGCAAGATCATTGACTTGATCAGGCGTAGTTCCTTCTGGCACATCAAAGCGCGCTATACGGCCGTCCGGCAGTTGAACTCGTGCAATAGGCATTATTCAAACCCTAGAAATTTAATCACGCCTTTAGCATTTTGTGGCTGCATACTTTGTTTCGGTGCGGCCCGTCCAGCTCTAGCAATTAAACTATCAAGATACATTTGTTGGCTGTTCAATTTTTGCTGAATAACAGCATCAGAATCGCCTATTTGCGGAGTAAGTTCTGCAATTTTCTGCGCAGCTTCATCTTTATTGACGCCGGCACCTGTTGCTGCACGCAACGTTGCTTCAGCAAATGAAGAGGCTCCTTGTTCAAACTTTTGGCGAGCAGGTGATTTCAGCATATTGCTAACACCGCCAAACCCGGGCACCGCGCCAATAGCACTAGCGATAACCGGTTTTCGCTCAACGCCCGGTTCTTCTTGCATAGCTTGTTGCATATTTTGTTTTGCTAAATTAGCTTGTTGATACCAACCTGCGGCTTTACGTTCATCTTCTGATGCCGTCATGCTGCCAGCTTTAGGCTGCATTCCTTGAGGCGCAACTACTCGACCGGTCGGGAATTGTGCATTGGGTCTATATACAAAGCCCCCGGCTTCTTGACTGAACGTTGGTCGCTCCATGTTTTGGCCTTCACGTGCGAACCTAGCTTGCTCCAAGGCCAATCTAGCTCCCTCTCCGGGCGCCATAGTTTTACCAACTGCCCCAGACTGCACGCCTGTGAATGGGTTAAACATGCCAATTTTCCCGCCTAAATCTTGCATCTTCAATTCATGGGCGGTTTCATAGTCAATCGGCTGACCCACTGTGCCATCCTCAAACAATGGAACCTGCTTAGGCACTCCACCCACTATGACATCTTTCCAATCTTTCACCTTTTTAGTTGGTGTAAGCGCAGCCATTTGCTGTTGAACTTGCATGGCCTGAGGGATCATTCCTTGTTCCATTAACTTCTGCTGTACATTTTGTAGGCCAGATCGAATGTCCATACGTTGTACGTTTGTAGCAGGTGACACATAGTCATTCGACATAATCTTGCTAGTATCGAACGTAGTTTTAGGAGCAAAGCCAGACTTGTACGCTTCTTGTAATGCTTTTTCTTCATCACCTTTGCGCTGCAAGGCCTCCATGCGCATCTGAGCTTCTTTAAGCTGCAAATCCTGCATCTTTTTTTGTGCGTCTTGCTGATTGTATTGATTGTAAGATTGCAGCCCTGCCAAGCCAGCATTGCCGATTGCTTGGCCTAAATTCCCACGCGATGCCATGAGATTCAGGCCGAAATTAAGCAAACCCTGTTGAGCGGCAGGATTGGTGGCTAATGTGTTACTGAAAGCATCTAGAAGGCCCATGATTTATCCTTTAACCAAACAGCCCTAAAAGCCCGCCGCCAATAGCGCCCAGACCAGTCCCAAGCCCCGGAATAATACTGCCTAAAGATGCTCCAGCAGCAGCCCCACCAAGAACTCCACCAGCTCTACTTTGTCCTGGCCCGGTTTGCGTTCCAGAAGTAGTAGCGCCTAGTCCTGCGCCAGGCTGCAATATGCTGGCATATTTAAGCAGGTTGTTTATATCTGCATCATTGTATTGCTGTTGTTGATTCTGTAGCTGCCCGCCAAGTCCAGATAGGATTTGCAATTGTTGGTAGGGTAGCATTGATTGCTGATTGGCAAGCTGTTGGCCTGCGAGCAAGTTTTGCATGTTGAATTGATCATTCCAATTGCCTTGACCAATATCAAATTGGCGCTGACCTTCACCAAAGGTTTTGCCGAATTGATGCTTTTGCCAATCTAGATTTTGGCCGAATTGCTGGCCTTGCTGAGCAAGTTGTGCTTGCTGCATTTGACGTTGCAAATCACGATTCTGCTGGCTTTCATAAGATTGACCGTAAAGATTCGCAAGGCTATTTGTAATGCCTTGATTAAGATCGCCAAGCGCAATACCTTCTGCAATGCCTTGCCGACTCCCGCCGAATCCCCCTGCACTGATTGCGTTACCACGAATAGCTGGCGCTAATTGTCTATCCCACTGCTGACGAGCTTGCTGGCCAATAGCTGCTGCCATTTGATCTAGATAGGGATTAGTCCCAGATGTTGAGGCCGCAGCAGGCGTTGCCATGCCTTGTGCTGGTTGATACTGATCACTAAGCCCAGCGGTTACAGATTGCGTCGGACTGGCCGCGAAATTCCCACCGAATCCGCCGCCATATTGTTTATTCCATTGGCCAGCAATATTTGGGTCGCTTTGCGCAATCTGTCCAACAGGCTGACCGCCTGAGAACTGTGTAGTGCCACCTTGTGGATTGGTATAGACAGCATAGCCATTATTGCCATTTTGGCCGCCGTGATAGGTTAATTTGCCGCCTGCCCAATCCATCGTTTCGCCTTCTGTTCGAGGGCCGGCAAAATAGCTGTCTAGATCATATTGTGCATGTGAAAATGGTGTACTGCCCGGAGTAACTTGCTGGCCAACCGAGCCAACGCCGGCATACGAACCAATATTGTTTTGCCCAATAGTCAACGGCTTGCCATAGTTGGCACCATACAATGGGTTAACTTGGTTTTCAGTTGCCATAGGCGGGCGACCCATAGGAGCTTGATTTACCCCCATAGTATTTTGTGCATATTCCTGCATAGGCGCTTGATTAAGCACCATCGCATTTTGGCCCGTCAATGATTCAATCGATGGGCCTTTCATTTTTGCAGTGTCTTGATCGCAAGCCATTATTTCCAAGCTCCTTGAGTTCTACCGGGATTCGCTTGGTTAAAGATGTATTGCATCTTTTCCATTGGTGACATTTCTTCAAATGTCTTTTCTTTTGGCGCTGTCGGCAGTTGCTGCTGCACTACTGGTGCAGGTGTTGCTTGTGGCTGAGTATATTGATTAAACTGGTCAAACATCTTTGACGTATCAAATTGCGGCATGCTGAATTGTTGCGGTTGGTAATTTACTCCACCGCGACCTAGCAGCTTGGAAATAACAGCATTACTTGTTTGCTGTCCGCCAAAATTAGGGCTTTGAGCTAGATTCGCCATTTGCTGCATGGCAAATTGCTGCAACGGGTTGAACCCAGCAACTGATTGTTGTGGCGTTCTATTCATCAGCAATTGCTGAGCTTTACCATACAGGCCGCCTGTTGATCCTCCGCCAGAACCATAAAGCAATTCATTCATGCGCGGATCAAGCTCAACTTTTTGGGTTGATGTAGTATTAGAAGGAGCGCCACCACCACCGCACATGATCTATCCTTTCATTTCTTTCATTTCCTGAAGATAGGCTTCCAAGCCTTCGTCATGAATGATTTGCCTGATAACTTCGCCGGCTGATTCTGCGTAATCGTTGCCGCCAATCAAGAAGCAGCACATGGTTAAAATGTCTGCATAACTACTACGAATTATAAAGCTTATCTCACTTGATTTACCGGCATTTTCCAGTCTGTTTGCGATACGCCAATTGTTGATGGCTTGCATAATGAGTGGGTTTAACACATCAAAATGCATTTTGTAGAATGGATTTCTCGGCATATCTACATTAGCAATCCAGAACGCCTTATGAACCATGTCATGCGTTACTGGCTTATCTCCATCTATAAGATCGTCATAGATAGCAATCTGATCCAGCAAACTAATGCAAAACAGAACTGCGGCATGATTGCCTTGCATCAACTCAGGAAGATTTAAATTAGCCAAGGAACCTCCAGGCGCCTGCTCTGTATCCATACCATCCAGCCCCGCTGCCGGGGTTCCAGCTTGTGCCATCTGCTTTAACCACATCGCCTTCTTTTGGCTTTGTAGGGGCAGCATATAACGTGTCCCATCGAAGAACTGGATATTGTGCATTAAGCGCTTCTTGAAGTTTCTGAAGCTCAGAATAAACATCCATAAAGCTATTTGGCGGATTAGTTATTTGATACATCAGTAAGCGCTCACTGTTTCATAAGTCATGCTATAGCTCTTTAACCGCCATTGTACGCCTACTGATGCACTAATACGAACTGCTAAAAATCTGCCAGTAGCAAACGTATCTACTTTTTGATCTGTGCCAACGGTGAAATTAATAGGCGCGTTCCACATGGTTCCGGCTTGCGTATCATATGCGCCGCCTGTTGTTATTTGAATAACAGTGCCAGGCTTTGCGTCAATGATTGGACGAATCTGCGTCATTGTTTTGACATTGGCAGGATCACCAAAATCTAGGCCCTCACGTTCAATGTAAGCATTGAATGTAGTTCCATCAAACGATTCTGTATATTCAGCCATATACAACTTCGTATTGGCACTGGACGCCATAATGAGGCGTTGCGATGACTGAGTAAATTCGGATTGATTCCATGCGGTAGTCTGTGAATCCCAACTGCCAACTTGTGAGTCCCATGAAGTTGAACCAATGGCATCGATAACGCCTGAATTAGCATGATTAATGTTCGGCAAATCCCTGATAGCGGTTGTATTGTCTTTGTAATTCCATACAAGTGCCTGCGTACACGATGTAGCGCCTACGGTTGGATAGCAGCACCATACTTCATTACGAAGGAAGTTGTGCGCCAAGAACGATAGTTGATAATTCTGAGAATCGATCGAGTTAAACAGGAATCGGCGCATCTTCATATCAACGATAGACTGCGGCGATGTTCCGTCATGAAATACAAAATCACCTTGGCCTAATACGCAATGACCCCCGGGAAACTCTATAGCACAATTCAGTGATAGCGCACCAATCTGGCCGCTAACCAAGCGCTGTTGGCGGAAAACTGCATTGCCGCCAATATACTGCATTGCATAGAACGCACCTTCTTTGTAAACAATGAACTGATCGCCAAGAGCTAGCGCATCAACAATGCGCGATTGATCATCAGCAAGATCAAATTCACCCGCGTCATTTGCCGCAACAGTTTCATCCCAACTATTAGGCACGGAACCCGGAACGGCTGGATTAGACCACTTGACCATATGTGGATAAGAAGTACCTGCTTTAGTGACGTTACAGGCAATCAAGTAATACTTGAATGGTCGAATGACTTTCGCTGTTGTATTGGCTGGCCAGTTGGTCAGATTCTCAAAGGTGGCTGTCGCACCATTCCAAAACTGTGGCGTGTCTGCTGGATTATTTAGCACAGCGATACCGCCTAATGTGCCACCCGACCATGTTCCTAGCGTGGCGTTATAGTCGCCGCCGACTGACCGTGTACGGTTCGTGTGTGTGCTGCCAGTAACGGTATAAATCTTTTTGTCACTAGCATAAATCCAGTATCTGCCCGTAGAAGTGGAATGCGGCTGAACATAATATGGCGAAACGCTTGGCGTGCCATAAATTGCCGCATGCCCACCAAATTTTTCGGCATAGCCATTACGGCAACGCATATTCATTGAGCGAGAGAAAGCATTAATCGGCAACTCATGCGGTGCCATATCTCGCACAGTACCAATAGTTCCAAGATTATCGATTGGAACAATAGCCATTTAAGCGATTCTCAAATAGATAGGCATTGAAGTTTGTGTATTACTAACGCTGCCTGTTGCATCAAATGTTAATTTTGATCCAATTAAGTCAGGGCTATTTGGATAGCCTGAACTTGTCATAGTAGCTGTCGAAGTGCCATTTGTTACAGCAAGCAATCTTGTTCCAACTTTTGAAACAACAATATTGGCAGTGCCGCTGGCCACACTATAATTCAACCAGTATCGCTTCCAGTTTGCCGCATTATCTGTGCTAACAAAAAAAGCATAAGCTCCGCCAGCAGCGGCGCTAGAGGAATCTCCCATTACAAAATCCGAGCCATCTACTGTTAGTAGATTTGATTGCACTCCAGAGGCGCTAACTCCACGAGGAAGATTTTTCAACGTCCAGTTGATACCGTCTGAACTAGACATTGCCCCTGTTGAGCTAATGTATAAAAATACAGATGGATTAGCTATTACTTGTTTTGGCGTCAATCCAACTATTGATTGAATCGCTGAAGTATATGTCCTGGTAGTGAAAGAACCAGTCGATCCGTTAGCTGAAGTGTAATAATTCGCACCAGCGGTTATTGGAGCAAATACAAATAATCCTGATGCGGATGAAAATGCAACATTTACAATAAAACCAGGCGCGAACGAAGCGTTTTGCGCTGTAAATGAAGTCCCCGTTGTTGATGTTCCTAAGGCATTGGACGCATTGCCAGAATTTGCAATTGCAACAATAGTCGTGCTGCTAGCGGCAAGTCTAGTAGTGTTTGCAGTTGCGCTTGCGGCACTGCCACAAGTAGTATTGCCAGCGGACGTAAAAGTAAATGTTGTTGCATAATTATTGCTTTGGCTATACCCAAAAGCTGAAGTCGTGTTACCTGCAAGAATAAATCTTCCGAGCGCAAAAATAACATCATTAGGCTGACCAACAGGCATATTATGAGCTACTGCTGTAAACGTAGCGCCATAATCAGATGACTTCAATACATTTGTCGCATCTCCATATACAACTACTACATATTGCCCAGTAGTATCTGTCGCAATTCTTGTTGCGCCTGCATTTGGCGTAACGGGAAGAGTTCCAAGCTGACTACCAAAGACTTTCATCCAATCTCTTAAAGCAGCACGATTATAGGTTGATGCTGACGCTGTTGAGCCGGAACGTAAATATACATTCCCCTCTTCAAAAGTTAGCATGTCTCCTGCTTCAGGCTGAACTATTGCACCGCCAATACTTATTGGACCCGGATAGAATTGTGACAAATTTGACATTAAAGAAGTCTCCAAGTATTACCTGCTCTTTTTTTAAGAGCAAAATATCTATTTTTGTCTGTTACTTCCATAACTTCATCGACCGCAGAATTTTCAATTCTATCCCCTGAGGCAGGTGTAATTGTAAGCTTATTAGTAGAAAAATTAGAGGCATCATCTTTGTAGGCAATGATAGACCCAATTGCTACCCCGGCTGGAAGAGTTCTGTTTATTACGCCGCCAGTTGTATCTACAAATTCACGAGTATTAATTGAAGACGTTCCTGATGTATTGATACTAGTATCAATTAAATCGCCAAGCGTTCCAACGCTAGCAACGACAGAACTAACGTAAGTTACATTTGTAGCAGCACCGCCAACTGCACCAGTTGGAGTCGGAACAATTGGCGTACCCGTAAACGTAGGGCTGGCAATAGGTGCTTTGGCGTTTAGCTGTGTTTGTACTGCACCGGTAACGCCAGCCATGTAATTTAGCTCTGTAACCGTTGGGGTACAAGCTTGAGCAGTGAAATTAGGGAATTGAGTCTGAAGAACGCTTTTGACTAACCGGATATGGTCGTCACCACGGTTAATATCATCAGCTCCATCAGGGTTTAGTGGCTGGAGCTGGCTAATATAGGATGCTGATTCGAGGCCCATGCTACCCCCTGTAATTATCTGATTTCATGGTCATTGTCGAACCAGAATACCAGTCAATAGAATTTACGACTTGAACAGCTTGTTGATATTTCTGTTCAAACAATGGGACTCGTGGATCGCCCATGATGTACGGTTGTGCTTCGCAAAGAGAAGCCCATAGATATGTATTTGGATACTTAAGTAGTAGCCAATTAGTAGTATTTGTGTCACTCAACGCAGGAATGCGCTGCTTGTAGGTTATCTCTAGCGTATAAGTCGCATCTGGAATGGGAGCAAGTTGAATTTGTTCACCAATAACGGTGAAATCGGTTGGCTTTCCAGTTTGTGGCGTAGCATACGTTTGGCTTAACTGATCTGGTGTCCTGTATTGCAATGTCCTAGCGGGATCGCCCGTCAACAATACGCGGCGCACTTCAACTAAGTCAGATGGCGTTGAAATGTATTCTGCTGTGGTACTTAGATTTGTCCTGCTATCCATATCGCGAGCATTCAAATCAGAACTTAACCTGATTTCTGCCAGATTAATTAAGTCCGGGATAGCTGCAATTAACATAGGATCACTATCTCGATGCAGCCAATTAGCGATAGAGGTTTTCAGCGCGGCGTAATTAGCAAAAGACATTACACTTTACCTTCCCATATTCTAAATGCTTTCAATGCTGGATCGTTCAGCATTGCTCTAATATGAGTTTGGTCTTTGATAAATTCACGAAACTCTATGTTATGGATATTGCAATACGTCTCAATGGCAACCATTGGGATATGCGCTGCATGGCGCATTTCATTGGAGCCGACTGCACCTATTTGACGTAATCCTGCTGCATGTTCGGCTACAGGATCACAATCCTGTGTGCGAATCACATGCAAATTGCCATCTTGCGCAACAAGCTTAGTCTTTACTGCTTCCATTACAGGTCTTCCAGCGGGGAAATTTGCACAACACCGGCAGAAGTAACTTGAATAGCGGAGACAGTATCAAATGCATGCGAGCGGATAATAACTGCGTCGCCGGGCTGAACTTGCAAATCAGTAGTTACTGCTGTGCTGGCACCCTTAGTAAGGCGCACACAAGCTGCCTGTGTAGCGGCAATCCGTACCCATCGGGGGATTTCACCAGAACTATTCGTAGGGATAGCTACGCTGGCAGATGTACCAGACGTAGCAATGATCGCACCTGTTTTTGCGACAGTGAAACCACTCATAAAGCGTGGGGCTGACATATTCTCTCCTTAAAGAAGGGGCCGAAGCCCCCTCTATCACACAGGCAGATAAGTAATGTAAACATTCCCCACTAGGCCTGTGGCCGTCGCAGAGTTAGTTCCCGTCACATATTGGCCGACCGCTACTTTTCGAGTAGGCAGACCGCCAGCGCCCTTGTTTGTGATGTTGTCATAAACACCAGTGGTCATAGTCAATGTATCAATCAGGTTAGCGCTAGAAGTAGTGGCATTCGCCGCTACCCCGATACTGATCGTCTGAGCTACGCCAGTAGTAATGTCTGCAACAACACTGGTTACAATGACCGCTTGATTAGAGACTGGTGGAGTCCACGCAAAAGCCCCGCCACCACCAGAAGTGATGGCAAGGGCTACTTTTACCGTAATCGGCGAGCGATACGCGGCAGATGCGGAAGAACCACCAACACGGGCAACTTCGCCTAGGGTGTCATCTACAAACGATGCAGAGCCATCAACGTTTTGTCGAATGTTGGTACCCATATCAGCCTCCGATTACAGCAGGTCACGAATAGCACCGGAACTCTTCTCTTGACGAGCCTCCAGAGCATATTCAACCAGCACTTGACGGCGGTCTGCATCACCGGTCTTAGCCAGCTCAAAAGTCTGGAATGGACGGAGATACGCTACAGCCCACATATCAGACTGCAATACGAATGCAGTACGCGAACGCTGGAACCGGCTCGGCAGCACTTTCAGAGTGCCAAAATCGCTCACATATACGTCAATTGCTGCGTATAGCTTTGCATCACTGGACTCATCAAAACGGGTTGCATTGCCCGTAAAGGTTGAGAAGGTCTGCTTTTGCGATGGGCCAACCAGCACCACATCAGGATCACCACCTTGCGTATAAATAAGCTGCAAGACGTTCTTGAGTTGAGACTCAGTAAATGCACGCTGAGTACCATCAGTGGGGGCGGTGTTGGTGCCATAGTTTGGAGCAGCGCCACCAGCGCCAAGATCGTTGTTGGTTGCCACCCAGCCTTCCAAGCCACGAGTTTGACGCGCTACACCGGCAGAACCAGCAACAAGCGTGCTATTTTGAGTTAGCGCTACTTCCATATCGCGCTTCAACTCTTCAGCCTTCAGGCCAAGCTGATAAGATAGCTCATCATCTCGGCCAGCCGTATCCATCGAACGCTGAGTGCCTGCTACGCTGATAGTCTTCGAAGAAATCTGCGTACGATTATTAAGGCGAGTAGTTGGCGTAAACACAGCAGTAGCTGCATCATCACCTTCAATTTGCGCATTGTTAGCGGCGCTTGCCAAATCTTGAGTTTGCCACTCGTGCAAAGTGTTAGTGGCCTTAGTCTTCGCACACAGACTCAGGAAAGGAGTTTTGGTGGGGGAAATGCGATAGATAATATCCGAGAGGTCTTCTCGATTACCAATCGCTGCATAAGTTTGTACTGTACCTGCTGGAACTGCCATGATTGCGTTTCCTTATAGAAAGGCCTTCAGAAGCGGCGCTGCGTCTTTGACGTTGCCAGTCTTCGAAAGCTGTTTCATTGCACTTGTACGTTGATCTGCCGGCCGCGTACCTGCGCCGGGCTTTTCAACGCGCTGTGGAGCTTGATTTACTTTTGCCATTGCCTGAGGCTGCTTTGCCATTAGCTGGTCATAAAGCATTGCCTTGCGGGCAAGGACCACTTCTCTGCTATCAGAAATCCCGTTAATTTCATCTTCTGATAGACCAAAATCTTTTAGATAGCTTTTAATTGATTCAGATTCTGCTTTAGCCACTGCGGCATCTTTCCATGCCGGCAACTTGTCAAGCAATGCTTGTTGTTGCGAAGCATAGTATTCAGCGCGTTGCTGCTGCTTGTGCTGATTTTCAATTTGAGCCAATTGTTCATGTTGCCATTGGGCTTGCTGTAATTGCTGAATCTTCCCATCGTATTGGGCTTTCAGTGCAACGTATTGCGCAGGATCTTCATACGCCAATTGTTGCCAGTTGACGTTATTGAATTGCGCAAGTTCTGATTGCAATACTAGCGAAGCTTGGCTTGTAACACGCATCGCCTGAGCAATTTCGGCTTCGGCTTGTTGCCGTTGAGCGTCTGCTTGGCGACGTTGCTCTGCAACTTCTGCCGTTTTTTGGCGGTAGTCAGAGTCTTTTTGATAGCCTGCGATAAGTTCATCGAGTGGAACTTCTAGTTCCTGCCCATTTACCTTTACTTTGTAGGTAGTAGGCATCTCTTTATCAGTCTGTTGCTCTGGCTCTTCGACAAGATCGGATTGGCCCTTGGCTTCCGGCTCATCGCTTTCACTAGATGCTTCTTTCTGATCAACATACGCGGCTAAGGACGACAAAACGTCGTTTTCACCAGTTCCCGTTGCGGGTTGACTGTTTTCCATCAGTATCTCCGAGCGGTAGTTATCCGCCAAAATTGAGATACTCTCTTGCGAGAGCACTAAATAGGCAGAATCCTGCCCGTATTGAATTGCACTGCTGTTTCCCCTTTAATTACTGGCGCATTACCAAACACACCCATCCATAATTCAGGAGAATCACAATTGCAAAACACTTTTACTACTCGCTCGTTAGGATATGCCAATTCTATATCATTAACAAGCGATTCTATTGCTGGCCAATCTAATCTATCGTCCAATCCTTCATCTTTTGGAGCATCGATTTTTCCCGCTCCAAATTTATTGATGTTAGGTGGCCGTCCTCTGCGACGGATTTCAACTGCATTTGCAGGTTGCTCAATAGTTTTTGCATCATCCATAATCGTTCTCTACCTTCAGTATCCCTGACCGGGCTGTTGTTCCATTCCTTGTGGATTTTGTCCGACATTATCTGGAACGCCTCCACCAATAATGGGTGCTCCATCAATTCCGCTGCTTGTCTGCCACGCATTATTTTCTGGTCGCGATCCATCATCTACCATTGCCTCCGATTGCGCATAAAGTTGCCGGTAATAGTTCATTTCATTGTCGAATTGATATTTAAGTGCAATCTCTTCTCGCTTCAATGCAATATTCGCTTCTAATGTTTCTCGTTGCATATTTGCTTGGTTTTGCAGCTTCATCATTTCTAACTGATAGTCTCGCTCGGCTTGTTGTGCGTCTTGCTGGGCTTGAAGCTGAGCACGCTGCATTTCACCTTGTTGCTTCAATTGCTCAAGCTGCATAGCGCCTTGCTGTTTAATTTGCTCCGGATCAGGCTTTGGCTGCTGCGGCTGTGCTTTAGCCGGGTCAGTCCAAAACTGTTCAGGCTCTTTGAAGCCAAGATTAGAAGTTAGCTGCTTAGCACTATTGTATAAGTTTTGCGGCGTTGCCAAACCAAGCTGTAACCCTTGCTGCTGAATTTGCATTAGCATGGTCAAGTGCTGCACGATCTGATCTTTGTTGCCAGTTCCCAAGCCAACATTGATATTTAAATCAAAGCCGTTTTTCCATTCACGAGGGTCAATGTCTGTCCAACCATTGGTTAACCGGACAGTGGCTGGTTTATCTTGATATTTGCATACCAATTCCAAAATACGCCGGAATAGATCAGTAACGCCTGTTTCTGCAAAAGTTCTGGCAATCAGGTCTTGCCGCGCATCTGCACGATTAGTAACGATATTAATGCCGGTGGCAGTTTTGTTAAGCGAATCAGCAGAGGTGCCTTGGGAGTATCGTGTGAATCCAGTGCGATTCTCCTTCTTGACCTCCATGAATTCGATCATGTTCATTACATTGGCCATGTCGCCCATGCCAGTGTCAAGACGCCCAACGGCCGTAGGGCTGTCTACGCGTACAACGCCACCAGGGCGCACCGTCAGCAAGTCATCTAGATTTACTTGGTCATTAACTGCGTAATATCTACCATTAACCGATAGATAAGTATTATCTAGTGCAGCACGGATCAGCGCTGTATTAATCCGCTGCGTTTCCATTGCTTGCTCGGCTGGACAAGTTCCAAAGAAGCGATGTGGGATAGGAACAGGCGTAATGCTTACGAATGGATGGTTTTCGCACTCTTCGTTATCAATAAGCCTGTCACCAGCCAGAGTAACTTTTCGCCACTCAGGAATCCCATCGCCATCGTAATCGATCTGAATATAGCTTTCAGTTAGCCATACCATCCTCATTGATGGATCAGAGTTAGCTTCATCAACCCCAAATTGCCATGCAAGATCATCATCAATGCTAAGCCGCTCAACGCGCTCAGACGAATAAACCCCAGCTTCATCTGATTGAATCGAATCTACGTTTTTGTACCCCATCGCTTTTAATTCGCCGATAGATCGCATCATCCTATGCGCAATAAACGGCGTATCGTAAATTGACTTAGCTTTTCTGCTAATTAGAAACTCTTCTGGCGGCACATTTTCTATGCAAACATGCCCTTCTTTCTTTTTACCTTTTAGGACAATATCGTACAAAGAAGGAACCGGAGTACTTTGAAGCTGTTGTAGCTGTGCTTGCATCTGTTGTAGTTGTTGCGCGGCCTGTTGAGCCTGCGCAGTACCCTGCGGGAGCTGCTGCGCCTGTTGCATTAGCTGCTGCATCTGCTGTTCGATTGCAGCAGCCTGCATTTGGTTTGCCTGCACTACACTTTGGTCTGGATATTGTGTCTGCTCAACGATCTCTTTCTTTGCGTTTTCTTCATCGACCAGCAGCATTGTGACTTGAGCTTCAGTTAGCCCATTGTATTCTTCGCGTGTCTCTTTCTCTTCTTCAAGCCACCAGATTTTCAAGATGCCGTTCTTCTGAATCAAAGCATCTTTAAACCAAGTATTCATGATGCTGAATCCCGGGTTCTGCTTGTAGAAAATGTAGTTGACGTATTCAGTTGCCTGTTTGGCTTTCTGTTCGTCTTCAGGCTTTTGTGGTGAAAACTCTACGACATTGTCACTCGATACGAATGCTTTAAGCAGGTTTGGCAGCATCGATTCAACAGTATCGGCTACATCTGTAGCCACAACGCGGGAGCGTCCTTCTACATCTGGTGGAGACAAGTCTCCTACTGGCTTGGCCAAGTAATAGGCTAATGCCTTCCTGCGCTGCTCTGATAACTTGCCGGACTGATAGCCAAATGCGTTTCTAACTTGGTTATCAACCACTACTCGCAATTCATCATCAGTCATTTTCTTGGCCATATCTAACCTTTATTTCTTGTAATCATTGATTTCGACATGCCCATTCCTTGTATGCAATCACATGCGTTGCCGGCAAGTGCCATTCATTACCTTTGGCTACTTCTTTAAAGTATGGAACATGGCAGTCAATAAAAAAATGCCAATCTGACTCAAATGCCTCAATAGCATCTGGCGTAGAAAGCTTATGAATATCTTCTAGCGGTATGCCTTCATAGAAATCGCGCTGGCTTTTGTTGTATCTTTCTGCGCATTTTTTCATCAGCGCTAAAATTCCTTTTTCAACCATCATGCCACCGAGTAGTTTGGATAGTTCAAAGGACCGCTATTTCCAGTCTCGTTGCTAAATTGATGCGCATTCACTGCTATATAACGTAAGCAATCAGCCCCGTGGCTGTACTCATCGTGAACTGGATCTCCGGGTTCATTGGTATTTTGAGGGATATGCCTCCGATACCGCTTAATACACTCAACAAGTCGCGCTGCTTTTTGGTCAAATATCATTCTCGGCAATGCCATTCTAGCTGATTTAATGCCCTGCTCGATACCCATGATAGCCAATTGCTCTTTCGGAACCACTTTCCATCCCATTGCTTGCAATACTTCTGCATCCGCTTTGCCAGTTTGATGCTTCTTCGCGAACCCATCATGAGGCAGATATACCTTGCCCCAGTTGTATTCAAGTTTCTTAAGTTCTTCAGAATAGCTATCAAGTGTTCTATGCGAATCTTCTATATAGTTTATCACGCGCAACTCTGAGCCAACTCGCTGAACCATGGCTATGGACATAGCGTCATTCCAGCCCAAATCAAATACTACCTGCACCTTATACATTGGATCATAAGGCACATTGCATAAACGGCTTTGCTCTACAATGTCTCGAACTTCATTGGCGTAAATAGCCCCTTGCACTGCGGGCAGGCATTTGCCTTCCCAAATGTTTTTAAATTCTTCTGGCGTCTTCGTGCGGCGATGTAAATCGCGTAGTTCCAGTAGGCTCTCAGCCATGCCATGTTCTTCTAAGAATGGCAGTACATCATCTAGATTTACTTCAATGCTTACTGCATTATCTTCTGGAAGCTGGCTGAATTCGGTTACCGCGAGCTTGTATATAGGATCAGTATCTAACTCAGGATTAAATGTTACCCACAGCTCAGATGTTGGTTTCCGCAGAACCGTAGGAAGTGCAATATCTAAAGATCGCTGAGTGATGTTCTTTGCCTCTTCGATCCATGTAATGTCTACGCCTTCAAACGATTTAATTGTTTCTACTGTCTGATCGGACAACCCGGAAAACAGAAATATGGTCCCGTTTTGCCCTCTAATCTCATGCCGCAATATTTCATAGAACCCACTAAGACCTAGTTCCACAATACGATCAGACAACAATCTGTGCACTGAGTCCTTGATTGATTTCTGTATCTCACGTGCGCATAGAATGCGGAGTTTCTCTTGCGTGCCCTTAATGAGCAATGCTCTGGCGAATGACCAAGACTTAGTCGAGCCACGACCGCCACGCACAAATTTGTATCGCTTCTTATCGAACAAAGGGCGGAACTGTTGAGGGAAATCTATATCAATCATCAGGCAGCATCAGGTAACCATGCCATTTGCCATGGGCCCACGCCTCGAAGGCCCCAGTATTAGTTTTTACAAGCTGCCCATTATGCCTAGCCATATCAATATTTACTTTATTGGCCACTTCAAGTCGCTTCGCCAAGAATTTGATCTTCTCTTGCTGAGTTTCTATTAGGCTAGACTGCCTATCAATCTTCCTGTGCAGTGCAGCTATCTCCTTGCTCAGTATTTCTTTTGACTCATCTGTCATTTGAATTTAACCGTCATGCTGTGAGGAATGCTATCCCCATCAGGGCCACTTACCTCAGTAGGCGCATTGCTAATAATCTTGTTCAGCAAGAACTTAGCAGCATCAATACGAGACGGATTGATCTCGTGCCCTCTATATGTTCCTGTAAATGCATGATCTTGCAGGAGTTGTACTAACTGACTTGCTTGAATCTTTGCCTTTATATCGTCTTGATGACGCTGCCTTAGTCTTGCTGCCATTTGCGTTCTCCTATTGAGTTGACGCCTTAATGTCTTCCACTACATCACTAGCTGATTGTAAGTCTTGCTTTAGTGCTGCTATGTCTTCGCCTATTGATGCAAATTTTCTATCCAGTGTCTCTAACTGAGCTGCAATTGCTTCGCATCTATCTGCAATCCTCTGTAACGCACTACAAGGACTTTGCAAGCGATCTACTTTGTTGCTCAGATGGTTTATCTGCTCATCTTTACTGCCTAGCTGCTTGCTATAGAGCAAAAACGACTCAGCCCTGCCAGCGGCAAGGCCAAGTTGATAGTCATCTGACTGATCACTCACGATGTATGCTTACTCTTCGGCATGTTTACTGGCTTGCTGGCATAGTTCTGATTTGTTTGCGTGCCAAGCGCACCACGAGGCTTTGAGTCAGCATTCATTACGGTCTTACCCTGGCTCGGTGATACTGTTTTGGTATTGCTTTTCGAAGGCAGCTTATGGCCATGTGGCAAGCCTTCTGGAGAATGACGACCTTTTACTGTTGGCATAATGCCTCCTTAAATTGATTGCCTCGTGATCATATCACTTAATCACTTCTTTTGGCACGCAAATCATAGTCGCATCAAGCAGAGCCATTTTGCCACCTTTCTGCTCACATGCCATAGCAAATCCCTTGACGCTGTCTGAGCTTATTTTCATGCCTATATACAAGAACATCAGCGCCATCACTAGCACTGCTCCATAGGAAGATAGCTCCAAAATCATTACTAAGCGGCGCATCATTTCTTTTTACCTTTGCTCTTACCCGCTACGCTATATGCAATCGCCACTGCCTGTGCTTTTGGCTTGTTTTCTTTCTTGACAAGTGCTTTAATGTTTTCACTTATCGCTTTATTGCTTTTACCTTGCTTGAGAGGCATATATCACCATGAGTAAGAGGAAAGACGGTCAAGCCAAGAACTGCCTATATTGTTCTAACCAAGTGTATGTCCCTAAATATAGAGTCGACACATTCAGATACTGCTCACGATCTTGTCAAGCTATGGCTGTTAGAACAATAGTTGAAGCTGATTGTGCAATTTGCGGGACACATTTCACTCATATTTCTTCTAGGGCAAACAAAGCTAAATATTGCTCTCGTAAATGTTATTACAAGTCTATGGCGCTTCGCGGCAATGAGACCGTCTCTTGTAAGCATTGTGGTACAGAATTCATGGCTCATAAAGCACATAATCGAATCTATTGCAGCAAAGCATGTGTTAACAAATCCTCTAAAGATACATGGAATCCAAATTTCACTACTGTTCGTAAAGCTATGGTCGCCCGTGATCTTATCAAAGAATGTTCTCGCTGCGGCTTCAATAGCCATCCATCCATTCTTGGCATACATCATAAAGATCGAAATAGACACAATAATCATCCTTCAAATTTGGAAGTTTTGTGCCCGAATTGTCATTCCCTTTTGGTTTAAGGGATTGTGACGGTTCTTCGCCACCATCTTCTGATAGTGCGCTATCTGAGCCTTGACAAAATCAATGTGATTTGATACATTACGCATCGCTAATTCCTTCGGCGTTAGCAACAAAAGGTTCCCCCACCACAGAGGGGTGTAAATCCTAAATCCGTGTAGTTTGCAGAAACCGACTTACTTTCCAAGGGTGGTCGGTTTTTGCTTTTTGGCATGCCCTTTCTTTTTCCGACATGCTGAGGCGGATCCGAGCTTATCTAGCACGTCGCTGTAAATATGGAACATAGAAAGCATATCGCACATTAACTTACAGCGATCTCTGTCTTGATGTTCTTGGCAATAGTTGCCTTAGACTTACCTTTTGCTAGTGGCATTTGCACGCTCCATATAGTAATCCAATTTATTCAGGCTATTTCTAACTTTCCCACGCAACAACTCTTCAGTAAGCTTCAGCGCTTTAACTTTTTCGCGCAGCATTTCTTTATAATATTTACCATACTTAGCTTTCTCTCTAATCCTTCGCATCGATGCTATTTGAATCGCGTTCGCTATCATCGCTCATTGCTCCACTTTTACGCAAAATACATCCTAACGCATCAGCAAAATCACACAGTATTTCTGCCGATAAATATAAGCAAACCAGTAAATATAAGCAAAAATAAATTAGCAAAGCTAACAAGATAACATCCCTATCAGTATTTTGATTTCTGCAAATAGAATCTACGCGTAAGTGCCCATAGCACATGAGTAAACTGAGCCTCAGTTAGCTTACTTGCCTCTAGCTGCTTACGTGCTCTTGTGCTGCATTTCTTGAAGTCATCTAGTGACATAATGCCTCCTGCTGAATTGGTGCCAGCCCCGCCCAGGCTTGATGCAGTCTATTCGGCAACGTCCGTCTACATACGGGCTCGGCAACCTCACCACTAACAGTAGCGTGTTTGCTTGATTTAGGTTCGCGTGATAGATATCGGGAAAGATACGTACCACACTAAGCTTTAAGCGGCTTTTCGCTATTAGGAGCAGCGTCTCCAATTCTATATTCTTTGCCATAATCATCTAGTCGAACGCCAAACTTGAACGACTCTGCTAAGATGTTTGCTCCAAATAATGCAAAATAGTCAGGTTCTTTCAATTGCTTCACTGCATCATATAGCGCTTCTGCTTCTTGCCTTAGTAAAAATACTTTAGTGCCCATACTTATCCCTTAAGCAAAGTAAGTGATGCGTAGACCTTCAAAGATAACGGCTAACTATGGCTTAAGCATCTAACTAAGCATGCCAACTCGGTGTCTAGAACGATTTCCGCGCTTTACTAACCGTTATTTTTGAGGGTGCCAGTCTTTCCCGACTGTCATGTCATTTGTCGCCCAGCGACCTTTCACGGAATCGAACCGCCCCCGTCCTCCCAAGCCTCGACAAGCGAGCCAGAATCGAACTGGCACTTTCAGTAACCCCATTGGTGCGCGTCGCCCTGTCGGGCCAGCTCTGCCGTGTAGTCACAGCGATCTAGGCTGTGTGGTGTGTTGTTGCTAGCTTAGGGCGGCCGGCGCTGATCTCCGGCTTACGCCCGAACTGATTTTTAGGCGTGTCTTTTGACAACATTTAGTTCACTGCGCATCAGCACTGCGCACTCACCCTCAACAGAGCGCCCTGTTTCCAGATACCGGGTTGCCGTCCGGTATAGCCCTATGCTGACGCTCTGTTGAGGCGACTCCTTACGGGAGTCAGTCGGATCACACACAAATCTGAGGACCCCGAAGGGCGGTTATGGTCTTTGTCATGATCTGCCGATGTTTTACACCACTATCGGCTTGGTGTAAGTGAATCATACACTTTTTTTGGCATAAATCAAGCACTATTTGAAGCTTAGTATCTCTTTTTCTATCAGCCGCCGCAAAGTCCTTACTAGCGCCCTACGCATATACCATTCCCGCTCATAGTGCCATTCTTCGTGCACCTTCACGCGGCCGTCTAAGTAATCATGACAAGATGAGCAAGCGTAGCACGATGAAATGTCGTCTGCTTTCCTTGCCATGCCGTGAGACTCATCTGGCAAGTGAGCAAGGATGGTAGTTGCAGGGTCGTAGTTGCATACACCAACAATGTGCAGCGTACATTCTTCGTCGCGAGCACTATCACGGATAGCTTGACTTTTCATTTGTTTTTACCAAATGTCTTGTAAGCTTCATATGCTAATTTAGATGTTGCGCAACACGACCAAATATAGCGACTTACTGGATCGAGACACCACCAAAGCTTAGAACCTGGCACTTTTTTTAAGAGTGGCTTATTATTCCAGTTAACTAGCGTTGACATTTTTTACCTCCAAACCAATAAGCATTGTTTGTTTTCCTACAAATTTCCATGCTGGCTCTAGCCCCGCTTTTCTTACCTGAGCTATTTTCTCATCGAGAATTTCTTCGTTCACAGACATGTCTACGAAAGGGTAATACACTTTAACTTTAAGCGGCCGACTTGACCCGTATAATGTCATGGCATAGCAGGGAAAATAACTCCCATCTCCGTAGCTGCATCGCTTTCAATTCGCCGAACGTATTCTGTAAACTCACCGACGCCCATTTTTGCGGTGGACTTACGTATACTGACGATTTCTCCGTTTGGCATTTCTACATCTTCGTGAGGCCCAAATTTTCTGGCATAGTATTCATGCCATGTTTCTGCATCAAACAGCTTGCCACCCACCCATGCTTGTTCTGCAATAGTCTTTAACGTCATACCCCAGTAATATCGATTTTGTTCTGCATTCCGCTTTTGCTCTTCAGTCGTCACTATCACGCGTATAGGCGTTTTTGCATCTATACAAGCCTGCGCATTAGATTTAATCAAGCTAACTAATCCTGCTAGCTGACTAACTCCATGAATAGTTATTTCACGATAAAGGATCATCGTCGCTATCCTTTTCATGCCAAACACATGGCTTGGCGTTCTGGCGTTGTATAAGCCACGATCTTGTGCCTGGTATATGGGACATAAGCATCCATGGAGATCGTCGCTCCTTGGCCTGTTTCTGTGCCTGCAATCGGTGGTCTTTGGTGATTGACACAGTGTTCTTGACTTCCACAGACCAAACTATGCCGTCTTGGTCGGTTGCAATCAGGTCTTCGCTGGCGGTGCCCGAGTTTAATTCGACAACGCCCCAGCCGCGATCATTCAGCAAATTCCTAGCTGCTAACTGTCCACGCCGTCCTTTGGCTCTTGAATTGATTTTCATGGCAGCGTAGTGCAAAGAAATTTAAGAATGCTTGCTACACATAATACAGTGCCAATAACTAAACCAATTTCAGCAAATTTAAAAAAAATAGATTGTTTATCTAAACGAAAAATTGACCCTATCAGTTTTAGGAACATTAAAATTGAAATACCGACGCTGAACATTTCATTCTCCTTGTTGCGCTGTAGGTAAATACTTCTCCATGCCAGACTTCTTTGCATATTCCACTATTGCATCGCTCAATTTAACACCTGCTGTCTTATATGCCTTGATGATTGCTAACTGAGTGCATCGTGGCCAATCCTCAAATTTCTTTTGCTGAATATTGTCACCTGTCGCTAGCTTTACCCAATGTGGATGCAGCCTCGTTTCTTCATTGCCTGCTGGCATTACCATTCTTCCTAATTGCGCAGTAATGCCCGCCACCTTCTTCCTGTTTGCCGCCATTTCCTCTTCAGTGAATTGCCGGGTGATCTGTGGCAACTCTTTGCGAGGGGCTTGTCTGCATAGGTCACGGAACTCAATCATGTTTGGCGCTTTAGACGGCAAGTGTTCAAGTCCATAGGCAATGCACTCTGGCTTGTCATGGAAACCGCCTAACTCTTCTCTCCAAACCTGAAGTGCACCGGCAATGCCTGAGTCAAGCTTTCCTGCGGCAGTGTCGATGAACTGCCCTGACTCATATTTCCCGCTGAACTCTCGCCCGTATATCGCGGTAAGGCGCTCAAATATCCTCGAAGCCCAAGCGTAAGGTAGTGTCGTTTTGTTGTTCACGTAAGTTTCCTAATTCGGCAAAGGCTCGGATAGTGTTACTGGTTGCTTGTTTCTGTTCTGCAAATGAGTTGGGCTTATGGTTGCCATTTGTTTGCATAGAGAACTTTGCGGCGTTACGCACCCATGTTCTCCATGCTGCTTGCCAGTCTTTCATTGTTGAGCCTTTAGCCGTGTGATAGTCACGGAATTTCTCTAGCTCGCTTTGGCTAACGCGTAGTTCTCTTGCTAACGCTTGTCCTGTTTCGTCAGGGAAGAAGCTTTCAGGCAGTTGCGTTGCTCGCTTGGCCTTGGCGACTGGTAAGTCGCCAATAGAATTACTATTGGTTCTTGGTTCTTGGTTCTTGGTTCTTGGTTCTTGGTTAGCATCATTTTTACGTGCATTCGCATTGCGTTCGCTATGCGGTCGCATTGCATACGCAGTCTTCCATCGTGCATTCGCACTGTTTTTGGCCTTTTCCTTCTTTCCGTGGTACTCAGCTATTTCCTTGTCGCAGCGCACTTGGTGCCAGCCGTCATCCTCCAAATTGAAGAAGTGACGCAGAAGCAAACGCACAGTTTTTTCATCCGAACGCACTGCGAACGCAATATCTTCTGGTTCATTCGCAAATGGCTTTTCGTCCGTGTAGTAAATCCAAATCATCTTGAGGTAGACAGCAATCTGCTCATTTGACAGGTTGCTTGTGTCTTTTAAGAAATCGCCTATGTGGTGCTGATAGTAGTGCACGACTAGCTCCCATCGCGTTCAGCTACTTCAATTAGCTCTGCTGCATCAATAAGTTGCCTTGCAAGGCGACGAGCCGCTCCAGGCGACAACAAAAAATAAGAATGGTCGTTTTTTTCATCATTCAGGAAAACAGAAAAATCCTGAGTTTCTGGTGAGGCGCAGAGATTGGCGACTTCAAATGAAGAGCTTTCCCCCGAAAAATAGATTTGCATCTTTGTGCTCCACAAAAGAAAAGGCTAGTTATGCTTTGTCCGGTTTCCCGGTTGGCGGATCGGGTGCACCAAACGAAACCCGACACAAAGCATAACTAGCCTTGTTTAGTGCTGATTTTCGCCCCCGCCAAGAGGCTGCCTAGTGCTCTAGGCGTATCAAGATACTACGCCGTATAGCCGCCTGCTGCAATCTCAAGATACGCTCGTGCGTCGAACATAGCAAGAAATATTTTGCGCGATTGTGCTTGATTTCTTGTGCGGGACAATGTATTGTTCAGTTGCCTACCAACTAAAGGAAGCATCATGAGCAATACTGAAAATCTCCAAGCCGTTATCGTAACTACCGAACATCGCGGGGTGTTCTTTGGCTATGCAGAAGACACTCGCGGCGATGTAATTGATTTAGTTGGAGCGAGGATGGCTATTTATTTTGGCACAACAAAAGGCTTGCAGCAGTTAGCTGAAACGGGGCCTACCAACGCCAGCAAAATTTCAGCACGTGCTGATGTTCAATTGCGAAAAATTACTGCTGTATTCAAAGTAACCGATGTTGCTGTTAAAGCTTGGGAGGCAGCATGAATTCATTGGCTTACAAAGCAAGGGTAACGGCTTTTGATGTACTAGAAGCTGGGGGGTGCTTTGATGGAGTTGTGGATTTTGTTATCAAACATAAAACAATAGCTGTTGAAACAGAAAAGTTTGTATCTAATGAATGGATAGTTAAAGGAAGCCACGGAGACGGAAGCGGAAACGGATACGGATACGGAAACGGATACGGAAACGGAGACGGATACGGAAGCGGAAACGGATACGGATACGGAAACGGATACGGAGATGGAAACGGATACGGAGATGGAAACGGATACGGAGATGGAAACGGATACGGTGAGGAACAATGCTAGAAGTTAACGAGCTTATTCTGGATGCAACGCGTTTTAGATTTATGTGCGAGCTGAGTACACATGATCCTGCACGCTTTCGAAATATGCTGTCGCAGGCTCTTGATATTGATGAATATAGAGACGCCGTAGACCGTGAAATTAACAAAGAAATTGATAAGGCAAAAAATGAAATCTGATTACTCAAAATTCAATGAAATGTCAGTTCAAGAAATAGTTAATGAATTGCTTGCTGAAATGAATGGCTCGCTTAGCCAAGAAGAGTACGCAATGCTTTATCAAGCAGAGCAAATTATTTCTGCGGAGAATGATGATGACAGAAAAAATTAACCATTTCGAACAGTTAGCCAAAATTAATGTTAATGAGCATATAGAAAAGAAAAATAATCTTTCCTATTTGTCTTGGGCGTGGGCAGTTGATCAATTAATGCGGAATGATCCGTCTGCAAACTGGGAATTTCACGAGCCCAAAGCTTTTGGTGATACCTTGATGGTTTCATGCACTGTTACAGCTTTTAACAAAGACATGACTATGCATTTACCGGTAATGGACTACAAGAACAGAGCAATTTCTAACCCTGATGCATTTGCAGTAAATACAGCCATGATGCGTTGCCTTGCTAAAGCAATTGCTGTTCATGGTCTAGGACTATACATCTATGCAGGCGAAGACTTGCCAGCAGGCAACGAACCTGAAACAAAGACTGTTGCTCCGAAAATAAATCCAGTTAGAGAAGCTGCCAATCCTCCACCTATTGAGCGTCAAGAAGCTTTGCGATTCTTCGCACAATCAATCAGCGAAGAAATGGAATCCGGAAATGTACAAGCTGCACATGATCTCTTCTATGGAAATGAAGAAGATGATGAAAAAATATTCCTGTGGAGCTTGTTGGATTCAAAAATTCGCAGCGCAATTAAAAAGAAACATACTGAAATTAACGTAAAGGAAAAGCAATGACAAAGTATGACAACAATATGCGCGGCATTTTATTTAAGAATGACAAGAAGCAAAAAGATAGCCATCCAGACTACAAGGGCAGTTGCGAAATTGACGGAATTGAATACTGGATAAGTGGATGGAAAAAAGAAACAGCAAAGGGGCCGGCATTATCTATTAATCTGGAAAAGAAACAAACTAATAAACAGGATAACGTAAAAAAAGAACAATCTACTAAAGCTTACGCGAACAAAGAAGTAAAAGATTTTGAAGACGACATTCCATTCTGAGGTGCCATTATGTCTTATATGGAATCAGTAGTTAAGGTTATGAGCGATGGGGAGCCGCGTGATCTTTACGATATATGCGTTGCGCTAAATATTGATCCGTCTAACCGTCAAAAATCAGCAATGGTGCGCACTGCTATTTCAGCGCTGAAAAACTCACATGGCATTTTGATTGTTACTGGTAACTCAAAAAGAAAAATACATTCAAGGCAAATAAAGCAATCTGTATATGTTTTAGCATCACAATCAGTACTTTTCGAGGCCATAAGGAAAGCTGAAAAAAACAAATCTCGCAGCGTTGTGGATTGTTTCCGAACTTACTTTACAGGGCCAAAAATAACTGGCGCACGAACGATTATGTTTGCAAGACGTGCTGGAAAAATTGGTGGCAATCAATACTTTAGTTATCACGATCCTAGCGGATTGCGGCCTGCTACCAGTGTTGTCCCAGAACCTACAATTTATGCTTGATTTTTGCGCGAATCAGTGTAAGCTTAAGCCATGAAATCAATACTTAACTACCTTAAGGCATTCATATACGGATGCAATGACGCATGTCTTGGTGCGGCTTTCTGCGGCGCGATGCTAGTTGCATGGTGGTTGATTGATACTCTGATAAAGCAATGGGAGAAAGTGCTGTGAAATCATGCATCGTAGAAATCGAAACAGAGCGTTACCTTGATCAAAGCGCAGAACAGTTCGCGCAGCTAATCCAAGACAAGTGCGCCGACATTGCAGATGAGCGAGTAGGACAAGCATGCTATTTAGCTGATGCTACTGACTACCAACTGTTTTTCTATGACCTAGCATTGGTATTCGACGCAACCAGTAACGATCAACGTTTATTCCGCCTAGCCCTGCTGCGCGACAAGATTGCGGATCGAATCAAGAACAGCGATGTAGTGCGACAGCTCGCAATCAGCAGGCTTGAAGACGAATAACTATGGATAAGACTTTAACTGTAGTGGAAGTTGGCAAAACAGCATTCCCTAAGCACTCTGGGGTGCGCTACTCACCATTCGGATATATGACGAATCGAGACACAAATGACATGTGTCCATACTGCAAGAATGAAAACACTGAAGTTATACAAGGCGCTGATCTGAATGTGTTCAACGAATTCTACACAGAAAAAGGCTTTAAGTTTCGCGCTATTTCTTGCTGCTGTGGTGCGCAGTTTTCTTATTATTGGCCTGAAGTCAATAAACTTGAGGATAAGTGATTATGTCCAACACAACAAAGCACACGCCGGGGCCGTGGAAGTTCTGCATTGCCTTTGAACCAGAGCGAGGTGAAGTTCCGCCTGATTACAGTGGGCATGGCTTCTGCGACAACCCTGCAATCTACGGAGCGGAGGACACGTTTATTGTCGGCTGCGATGAGTATGACGTATTTGATAATCCAGACGATACGCGGCTTATTTTGGCTGCGCCTGAGCTGCTGGAAGCGCTCAAATACGCGCGAAGGTTTCTAAATCAGAATGACCATGACGTTGCGTATGTTGACGCTGCCATCGCCAAAGCAACCGGAGAACAACAATGACCAATAAATTTACAGCAGCAGAAGTGCGTAAATTGGTGGATGAAGTTAGATGCAACAAGTTCTGGCATATGCGGGATGTGATAGCCATACTTGAAGCCTTTGCCGAGCAGCTTGAGGCTGATGAGGACGCCGCGCCGGGGCTGGATGAGCGGGCGGCGTTTGAATCTGCAAAGAAGGCTGTGGCTAACTTTAATTACAGTCCGCTGTCTAGCCAATCTGTTGAGGCGCTATGCGAGCAATACGAAGTTATGCGCCAAGTCGGGCATGGATTTGTTCAGGCAGTAGCCTGCGCCGCCCTATCCCAGCGCCCGGACGATACCGAGTTGCTGCGGGAGTGTGCCAAGTGGTGCGATAGCCAAGCCAAGTCAGACTGGTATGGCAAGTCTGCCGGCGACATGGTGCGCGCATTCTCTGCGCGGCTGGGAGAGTGATGATGAAACGATTAACTGTATTGCCGCTGCTGGTCGGTATCGCTGTGATGCTTGGCGCGTTCTTAGCGATTGCATTGCGTGGTTATGAAGTTGCGCAAGTCCTGCTGGCGTGTATTGGCTTTGCCTTTCTTGTTGGTTTTGCAACTCTGATGACTACTTGGGAAGCATAACCATGACACAATTGACTGACGAAGAGTTGCATGAGCTTATTTCAAATGAGATTGGGTTCAGCTTTATGCAAGACGAATTGCAGACTGTAACCGCCGAAGAGTTACTGCGCTGCGCTCGCAAAGCCATCGCCGCCGACCGTGCCAAGCTGGCGAAGGAGTATGAGCCTACGTTTTACTATCGTCCTGTAGGAGATGATGGCGGATATGAAGGGCCGTATAACGCGAAGAGCGTATTAGGGCAGATGTTGCGCGATGAAAAGCCCCGCGAATGGAAACCTCTCTACACCCACCCCCAGCCCAGCGAGAAGTGCGATCCTATCGGATGGATCAACGAAGACGAACCGCCGTCAAATTACCCTTACGAAGCAATGTTCACCTACTCGAAAGTAGACGGCGTGAGGCTATTCCCGATTTTCAGGCCATCCAGCCACCAGCCCAGCGAGGATGCGCGGGATGCGGAGCGGTATCGGTGGCTGCGCGATGTTAGTAACGACATAGAGTGGCCTGCTGATGGTGACTGGAACGATCTGGGAGAGGCCGAAGGCCAAGAGTTCGACAGAATTGTAGACGCCGCCATCGCCCAGCAAGCAGCGAAGGAGGGGGAGTAAATGAAAGGCAGACTCTACACCCAAGAGGAATTCGATACCGAGGTCGCAATGCAAGTTGCCATCGATCTATTAGTTGAGTTCAAGCTGATTAAAGATGCAATGGCGTCCGTAAAGGTTCCACCCGGCCTTACCCCATTAAAGTCTGAGCATTTCAAAAAGGGCGCCATGGCGGTAATCACGGCGATCAATGAAGTAATCGACCCACCACTAACGAAGAAAGTGGCTAAGCAATGACCACCCTACAGCAACAGGCCGCTGAGCTGGCCGACAATAGCCCGAGAGTTTGCGCATCCGAATGCAAAGGAGAGCTGCTGTGAGTTCGGTTATTTCTAACGGCGGAGTAGATTACGACTCAGTCGATATATCTATCACGGTGCCAGACAAGATTGCCCTAGACTTCATCGAAACCTACGAAGCCCGCTGGCACAAAAAGCTTGGCGTCCTCACATGGGAGCGCGGTGACGGCATTAACAGCCACTATGAAGTGCAGGCACCTACTCTACGTGAGGCTATTTTTAAAGGAATGGAGAAAATGAAATGTGGACTTTGATTATTACGGCTTGGATGGCAGGCAACAGTTCCCGTGCGGTAGCAGTAACATCTGTGCCGGGGTTTACGTCTAAAGAAGCATGTATGAATGCTGCGGCTTGGTACCATCCCGATACCATTGATTACCGCGCCTATTGTGTTCCGATGCAGACCGCAACAGCCGAGCAAAAGAAATGAAGCGCATCCCAACAGAATTAACAGAGCAGGAATTTCTAGAGTCTATTGAGAGCGGTGACGTTCATTGGAACCAACAACTTGGTGTGCTCGCTTGGAAACATGGCGAAGGCATCCATAGTCACTATGAAGTGCAGGCACCTACTCTACGTGAGGCTATTTTTAAGGCGATGGAGAAAATGAAACGGGTAAGGCATGCCCCGTCAAAGCTTGCCAATCAGGAGAAAGAAAATGAAGTGGTTTAAATCGTTGTTTGTTGTAATTGCAAGTATTGGCTTCGTTTCTGCGGCTGGTTTTTCTCCAGCGGTTGCTGAAGCAAAGCTAAAGTCTGACTTTGTGGCCTATATCACCAACCCTGCAACTTTGCCGACTATTGGCGATAGTACACCTTGGGCGGGCGGGATTATCCTGCGCAAACCTAATCGCTCTTTGTACTATATTAGCTCTGAAAATGGTTATGCTGAGTTCAATCTATCTGGACTAACCGCTGATCCGGCCTCTCTGATGACTGTTGGTGGTTATGGCGTTAAACGTCAATGGGCTAATGATTATGGCGTTGATACCAGCAGAATGGCAGGTGTACAGGCTATCAATCAGTCAGCATGGCTGTTTGTGGTATCGCATCCGGGCTCGCCAAATGCCTCGATTGGCTTGGGCGGCAACGGAAGCGTCACAGCAACACTGCGCTATGATGCTAATGGCCTACCCAGCACTGTAACCTATGACGGCAAAACTGTCTCTGTAACGGATTTTCAATCTACAAACTGGTTCCATTCGCTGACCGGCTTGCCATAAGCTAAAAGCTCTTCACTAGCCCGGCCAAGTGCTGGGCATTTTTTTGTCTAAATATCGCGCATCATCGCGCATTTACTATTGCTTTCTGCTTGATTGTTTGATAGCATGAATCATCGAACAAGGAGTTAAGATGACACCACAAGAACGAAAAACTGCGCTGCGT